AAGGTTACATATCAGAATAAAGTAAATCATCAAATCCACTTGCTAAAAGCAGTTCAATAATAGGAAAGAATAGTATTAAGTTAGATAAATGATTGATAGAAAGCAAAACTATGCAAATTAAAAAACTCGCCTTCTTGCCCAGTTAGATTCTATGGGATAAACAAAAACAGAGTAGCTATTACTACTCTAACACATAAGACTATTAAACTAATAAAACTAAATAATATTAACTCCCCCAACTTACTTTAGCTTAAAGGAAGTTTCCTACCACGCTTGAGAGTTACACATCAGAATCAAAATAACTAATCAAATCCACTCGCTAAAAGCAGTTCAATAATAGGAAAGAATAGTATTAAATTAAATATATGATTGATAGAAAACAAAACTATGCAAATTAAAAAACTCGCCGACCAGCCCATTGATATATAAAGAAACAAACGAAAAAAACGAGCAACAAAATAAATTATAGCAATACTATGGCTAACAGGTGTAGGGTCCACCATTGGTGGACCGAGCAAACTCACATAACTATCAGCATGTTGCCCTATGTAGGAAATTTATTATTCATAATTCTAAATAACAATAGAACAGTTAAATAACCACTCCCCCAACTTACTTTAGCTTAGAGGAAACAACCTACCACGCTTGAAAATTACACATCAGAATTAAGGAACTCATCAAATTCCCTCGCTAAAAACAGTCCACTGGACTGTTTTCTTAACGCACGCCGACCAGCCCATAGTGGATAAAACAAACAAACGAAAAAAACGAGCAACCAAAAGGTTACTCGTTTCCTTTGGCTCCCCCAACTGGGCTCGAACCAGTGACATCATGATTAACAGTCAAAACACAAATGCTTATTAATGGCTTATATATGCGATTTTTAAAAATTTTTGTTGTTTATTTGTTGTATTAATTATAATAAACACTAAACACATAGTAGTTTTACTATGTGTTTTATTTTTCTAAATTTTACAATAAATTACAAAAAATATATTGACAAATAACGCAATGCGTGATATAATATAGACAGTTAAAGGAGGTGATTAATTTGATTGAGAAAATAAAAAAGCTCATTAAGTTGCTAGAACAACTTAACAAGCTCCTTTTGAAAATTATAGAACTACTTGGAACAGCAACCCTTCTAGTTCTATCAATCAAAAGTTTAATAACTATTATGGGAGGTTAAACCTCCCACCCCTTGTGGGTTCATCATTATTATATATGAAAGGTTAGTTGATGTCAATATGAAACTATGGATAAAACTTATATATACAATCGCAAAAGCACTAGGTCTAATTACTTTTATTATTCTTTGTGTTTATGGTATTATCAAGTTTATTTTTTAAGAGAAATGGGGGTGTTAACATTGACTATCAAAGAAGCAAGAGAAAATGCAAAATTAACACAAGCAAAGATGTCCGAACTTCTTGAAATTCCTAAGCGTACTATTGAAGATTGGGAAAATGGAAGAAGAAAACCACCTATCTATGTTGAAAAACTTGTAGTCAATGAACTTGTTAGAATAGCTAAAGAAAACAAATAACCCACAAAAGTAAAACAACCCCACAACAGTTCTGATACTGCTGTGGGGTTTCTTGCACGAAAAATTGAATTTGTTTTACTGATTTTTTTAATTTACTGCTATGTTTTAAAAGTTTGCTTAAAATTTTAAAACTTTAATTAAACATTTCAAAGCATTTCAAAAGTTTTGAAAATCTCTTTTATAATTTTGAAAATCGTTTAAAAACTTTGAAAATAGTGTTTTAAGTTTTCAAAATTAACGAAAGAATTTCAAAAATTAATTATTATCGTTAATGTTTAAATTATCTAACTAGATAATACTTAAGGTTACGATAAAGGTACTTATAGCCCTTATACTTGCCTGATGTGATAACTGCAATTACAGTAAACTCTCTATCCTTATCCAGCTTTTTAGTATAAGCAATTTTGCCATTACTAACTCTTGAATAAGTATTGCCTTTTAGAACAATAATTTTGTTGTACTTAGATAGGCTCTTATCATCAAGATGTGAATTAACAATATAGCCTGATTTATTGCCATATTTGACCTGTGACCAACCATTACCTAAGTCCTTAACAAGTTGTACCTTAGCACCTTTCTTGATTGTAACAACACTTTTGCTTGTGTTACAAATAACATCAACATATGCTTTCTGTCTTAGTGTGCTTTCTTTAGTGACAACACAATGGTTATATTTGAGTTTGTTCTTAAACTTCTTCCATAGGCTATCATCATTGCCTACCCATCCAGACCAGCCGGGACACTGCTTAGAACATACATCATAGTGTCTAACAACTCTACTAACAGGAATGCTATATGTATTCATTAGCTTTCTTGCTAACGCTACTGTATTTGCAAAAGTTTTGTCAGAAATTTTTCCTTTTGTGCTACACATTTCAATGCTGATGGAATTGTAGTTAGTACACTTACCAAACAGATTGTTGTGACCATAGTTAACACCAACTGCCCAAGATGTATTGTTAGGTGATACCACCTCATATACATTGGTATCATCAACAAAATAGTGTGCTGAGGCTCCTCTATCTGTGCTGTAGAAGTAATTAGCATTAGCCTTTGCAGTATCTGTTGAATTGCCTGTGTAGTGAATTACTATATACTTTCTTCCAGTGTTGCCTTTTTCATAATTACACTTTGTATGTAACTTTTTCAGTTTGTATGACATTAGTTATCATCCTTTCCTTTGTTCTGTAATACATCAATAGCCTTATTAATAATAGCCGGTAATGGTAAACCCATTAAACCGGCATTTTCTACGATAGAGATTAGTTCATTAGCCATAAAGCCAATGATTACGGCATCTCTTATATAACTAGTGCCAATTGCTAAATCAAGCCTATACGCAATTAGCACAAATAATAGGGTCATGCCCTTCTTGCATAACCCTTTCCAACCTGCTTTACTCTCCAATGCACCTGATGATGTTTTCTTGCTGTTGTGGAATATACCTGCAACAACAAGACCTGACACATAGTCAATAGCCATAAATAAACATAGTGTTACCAGAGCAGTATCCCAACCACCAAACAACCATGCAAAAAGTCCACCTACTGCACCAATAGCAGTACAAATCCATTCTTTCATCTTAATTCTCCTTTTCCGTATCTGTTGTAACTTCTTCAAAGTCACCGTTTGAGTTCTCTGTATCATCTTCAACAGCTGAGTACCAGCCGTCAACTGTTACTAAGTCTTCATCCTTTAGAACATCTTTTGTGTACCATTTTAACGCAAACTGTCTTACTTTATATTCGCTTTCGCCACTTTCGTACATCTGTTCTAGTGTTCGCATCACAAACTTATGTAGATTAATTGACATTATTAAATCACCTCGCTTTCGTCAGCACTAGCAACAATCACTTGTGCTAATTCTTTAAACTTGCTATCAATATAGCTTTTAGTATCTGCTACATATTCAACTTCACAATCACAGTCGGAAACAATTGTAGTATGTGGGTAGTAAGTATGTAGTGATATTATTTTATCAACTTCATTCTTTGACAAATTAACTGTTATAGGTTTTGACCGTGGTGCTAAAACATACACTTCATTGTCATCAAGCCACTTCTTAAAAGATTCAATATCCCCATCAAATTTATTCATTCTTATTGCAATTCCAACACCACTAGCATTAATCCAACCTATTGAATTATCCAAAGCAGTATTCTTTTCATTTTCTCCTACACAAAAGTGAGTACATAAAATTAAAGGTTTGCTGTTCTCGGTGCTAAATGAATATGAGTAGTCATTTCTAAAAAATCTATGGGTTGTATTAGAATAACTCCATTCGAAACTGGTTGCTTTTTTCTGTGATGTTATTCTTTCTGCAAATAATCTTTGTGTTATGTAGCCTGTACCGTCAGCATTGATTGTTAACGTATCGCATACACCGCCTACACCTTTTAAAATTGCATTCGTTATTTCGCAATTTTGAGAACTTTTATATTCTTCATAATCTGTTGCTATATCATTGACTTCAAGCATTACATTTTCTAGTGTGATTTCGGTTGCTACACTCTTATAAACGTAGAAACATATTGCCTTATTTCTATTTGTTTCACTATCTACGTAAGGAGATGTAATTGACACTCTTTGTTTTTTGCCTTTAGCTAATTTAACTTCTGTTGCTTGATAGTTGTTAAATTCTGTTGTCAATCTAAATGTACAATCTGCTGTTGATGTAACATCACAAGATATTGTTATGTTTTTTCTATCTAATTGTGAAAAAGGCAAGTTAAGGTACATCAATCTTAAATATATACCAATTAGATAATCGTGTTCGATTGTTGTGTACTTAATAGCATTATCTACTTTAGTTACCGTAACACCACCAGCTATGTTAATACCTAGATTGTTTTTTAATACATTAAAATCAAAAAGATTTTTGCCCGCTACAAAAATGCTTGGATTTTCAACATCTTTAATGTCGGTAGGCTCGTCTAGGCTTGGTGTTGCTTCTTGGATTGATTTTCCATACATTGTTAATGCTCTTATACCTTCATTAGAGCAATCATATACAACACAACTACTACTTTTTTCAGTTTTGTTCTTAATCGCTAAATCAGTTATCTTTTGTTCTTTCTTTTGCAACTCTTTTTGTGTCTGAATTGAAAGTTGATAAACACCATCTGCAACATTATAAGGTAGTAGGATTTTGTTTTTATCATCTGCCATACACAAGCAAGGGTACATATATAAGTCAATGGGTACTGTATTTGTACCTGTTTGTACAGATAGCAAAACATAACTTGTTGTATCATCAACAATAAATTCACTATCTGTATAGTACTTAGTTTCATTATTATTATCTGTTACTGCAACTTGTACATAACAATTGTCTGTATTAGATTTGTTACTTGATACATAGTACTTACCCTCTTGAAGCTTAATTCTTTTGTTCAATAAAGCAACATACTTATTACTTGGTGTGCCTGTGATGTGATAACTACCATCTTTCACTTTAACAACACTTAATCCGCCTGTGTTCTTGCCATCTAGTTTACTCCAGTCAAATAAATTATGACTTTGCACTAAATCAGCCTTATCAGTTTTTAGTGCTTCAATATCTGCAACCGGTGTTGCTAATTTGCTACTAACATAGTCCCAGACTGCTTTAGTAGATGGGAAATTATCCGTACTTGGGAAAAGAATTTCATTAACTTTGTTGGATGCATTTTCTTTCTTATTCACGTTTGCATCATTCGTTGTTTTGTAACTATCAAAATCAGCCTGATTAGCTTTGTTACTGTCCATTTTGTTAACAGTATCAAGCAAATTTTGTATTTTTATTCTTGCTTCCTTGTCAAACAAATCGTATGTTTTTCCTTTATACTCGACTTCTTTTAGATAAGCCATTTTTTAAACACCTCTTTCAATACTTGCGTTGCCGTCTTCATCAATTGTAACTTCTGAATCTGTAACAACTAATTTTGCATTACCTTCGTCATCAATTACTATTTTTGCATTAGTAATTAATTTAATAGTTTCAGCTATTTTTTCAATACTGTAGCTTGATGTGTCAACACCTCTTTTTTCAACCTCAGTTCTAACATCTTCAAGTGCTTTTTCTAAGATATTAACAACTGATTCAGTTTCATTACTTTTACTTTCAATTATATCAATAACAATCTTATTACTTTTCCCTAGCTGAACATTATTGTTGTCAATATACAGTGCAGTAATTACAACTTGTTGTGCTTTGTATGTCAACCAATAGCCAATATTACATATACCAATTTGATTTTCCGTTTTTGTTAACTGCTTTGTTACTGCTGTACCGTCTTCAAAATCAAACTGTAGATACACATTAATATCATTAATGCTATTCTTACATATCGTTTCCGGTAGTATGACTTTGATAAATTCAAAGTCATGCTCCTTTTCATAAATTTTAGTTTCTTTGAATATTGTTAGCGTTTTGTGTTGCCATATTTTAAATGTCATGTTAGCCACCTTTTTTATTCAAATGTAATAACGCCTTTTCCATTTTCATCTACAGAAAAGTCAAATTGTTTGTTCTGCTTATTCAACTGCTGTAGTAAAAATTCAGCGTAGTTAAAAAATGTATTTTTTTCAGTATCATTATAAACAACAATACTACTATCTACATAGCTTGGTAGCTTAATCTTATCTGATGTGTTGTCAACATAGATTTTCTTTAGATTTTTGCAATTGCTGAGTGCCGGTGACGATACAGCAGTAACATATTTACTAATATAAGCAACAGTAACTTTATCGTTATTAGTTGCAAAATTTGCACCTAAACCATTGCCAGATACAGATAATAAAATTTTGCCGTTTGCATCAAATAAATAACTATTGTCAAAACTGAATTTGGCATCCAACATAGACTTTGTATAAAAAGGTACTTCACCAGTGCCACCAATGTAAGATTTTATAAGAATTATATTAATCTTAGAATTGCTTTCCGGTTGCTTATTAAAATTCAAATAGTAGTTATTTCCGTTTTGTTTAATCGTATATTCACTAGTGCTGTATATATGACTTGTTTTTTCATTCATTACAATTAAACTGTCGCCAGGACTATAATTTTTGCCTACATAGAAATCTACAAAAGTTCCGTTAGCAATTCTTGTTTCCATACTTGTTAATACTTGTGTGTTAACATTCAAATCTTTAGCTATACTGTTTCTCACTGCTTTGTAATCGCTTTGCATTTGTAAAAATAAATCTGATGTATCTACTTGTTTTATTACTCCTGTAACAAAGCCACAAACTCTTGTATCTAACCGATAGTCTGATATATCAGATGTAGTTATTTTTGTTACATTAGCATTAACTTTAACTTCTGCAAGTTTTAAATCATAAATACTACTATTTCTTGTTATTGAAACTGCTGTTGGTGTTGGTGATGCAGTACCTTTAAGTATTTTAATACTAATAGTTCTGGCAGTATAATCTAGCCTTATTACTACTGTATCTATTCTTGCGTATGCTGTATCTGATGCATCAATGCTATAGTTAGCAGTCTTATCATTTTCAACCCATTTTTCGTTAATATAAGCTTTACCTGTACCCACATTAATTGACATATCATTATTTGATGTAACTATAAAAGCCTTTCCAACTTTTTCAAACACACCATTTGATATTAATCCTTTAAAATAGTTGCCTAACTGGTCAGCACTATATCTTCTATCACCATTGACTGCGTTAAAAAAACCGTATGTAATCATTTAATCACCTCTTATAATAATGTTCCACTATTGTAAATGTTTTGGTCATTGAGCGTTAGCGATATTGTATAGCCACTATCATCCCAACATTCTGTAGCTTCTGTTATTGTTGCTTCACCCCATAAGCCACTTTCAATGTCTTCAACTTCTACTATATTGCCAACATCATATAATGTTCTAAAATCATCTTTATTAGCAATAACAGTGCCTTCAAAAGACTTGATGTTCATTATTTCTGCCTTGTGCAATTCTTCTGAGCCTTTTTGTATTAAACATTTTTCGTAGTTTTCGTTAACATCACCAAACATTCCGGACACCTTGTCAGTAGTTAAATTCGTTGCATCTACGTACATTTCACGCCTGAATAGTCCTTGATACAATGTTTCTAACTTTTGAATTCTAAAAGCTTGTCTAACCCATTGCGTTCGTCCTTTGCCCTCACCAAATACTAACGCACAGTTTTTCCAATTTGTGTAATCAGTTGTAACCGTTAGATTTTGGATATTTTCGTTTTCTTCTGAAAAAGTATAATCAACTTTTTCTCTTTTGTACAATTCAAAATGAATATAACTATTTTTACTATCATATGCATCACGGTCAAACCATACTTTCATACCAAAATTATTTGCTTGACAAAGTTCTGTTACTTTATCAAGTAAATTCTCTCCGTTGTACTGTGCTGTAATAGTCTCACCTTTGTTTGCGATTGATTTGATGTCAAATCCTTTAATGTAACGCTCAGCTGAATTTTTAATATCTTCGCCAATAATAGGTATCATATTGTTTTTGACAACACTATTAATAATATCACTAGCTTTTTCGTCTTGAAATTCAGCAGAGGAATAGATAATACGCCTACCAAGGTAAGATAATAAATTTCTTCCACTTACAATAATAAATGTGCCATTTTCAATATCTTTTTGAATTTTTATTTTTTCGACAAGCATCAAATCAGTTGGTACATCATCTCTTTGTACAAAACTTGCTGATTCTATAAGATTTAGTATATCCTTATTAGCATGTACATACAGTTCAAAGTCACCGGGTGTGTTATATCTGCTAGTCCATATAAGTGATTTATAGTTATCTATAACTGCTATAGGTTGATAACTACTATCTAATAAATAAACTTCCATTATTACACTCCTTGATACTTTTTAGCCATAATAAACTCAACTTGCATATAGTCACTACCACTATCTGCTGTATAGTAAAAATCATTATATCCGGGTACACAAGTAATCCATTGTGTGCCGTATTTCCTTTTAGATAAAAAGTTCTTTTTGCTACTACCTGTATATAAATAAATTGACTTTTCACCTACATTACTATTAACTACAATCTGCTGACTATCTGACATAGTGTAATTAATAGTAAAAGTATCACCGGTAGTTCTGTTCATTACTGTAGGGTTAGTTACTGCACCACCTACGGCTGAGATTTTAATAATAATTCCTGTGGTAGCTTCACCTACATCAACTAGTTGTGATATTCTTCCTTTGCCTTCGCTTATAGCCTTCCCCGGTGGCCAACTAATTGAAAAAGGAAATTCAAATAGACTTTCGCTGTCCGTAAAACCAATGACATCTTCTGTAGTTGCTATAAAGTAAGGTTGTGGGCAGATTATAGATATTTGTGGTTGCTGTACCTTATCAAAAAGATTTGTTTCAAATTTTTCAACAATACCTTTGATATACACATCTCTACTATCATTAGTCCAATATAGCGTTATTTTCGCTTTACAAGCAAAAAACTTGTACAATTCCAATCTGTTTGTTTCAATTGGTGGCTTAATGTTCAGATTGATAACAATATTCCTTTTTTCAGCCCTCATAGAGTTCACTAAGCACCCATCTGTGTAATATAAGCTAGAGGTGTTTATATTCGTATCCGGAGAAGTTAAGCCGTCAACGGATAAGATGTCATATTTATCTCTTACTTGCGAAAAATCAAGTCTTTCACCGTTCTGTGTTTCTACTATTAGATTAAACATTCTTAACCACTTCCATCTGCTTAATTAAATTCTTAGTATCTCTATAAATGTCCAACCTTGAAAGAGGTTGTGGGCTTGTGTTTGTTTGATTGAAAGTATTATTAACAGTTGTGTTGTTATTAACAGTTCCGTTAACTTTATCTTGTGTAGCCTTGCTAACACTATTATTAACATTAGCTAAATTTGCCCTCGCTTGTCTTAGTCCATCTGTAAAAATTGGGTCAAGTTCAAGGCTCTTATTAAGCACTTTATTTGCTGACTTATAAGCCTTTTCTGCTGTATTCTCATACGCATTAGCTACCGATTTTTCGCTATTTTCAGCACCAATTACAAGACCTTTTCCAAACTGTTCACTTACCCACATAGCTTTTTTACTAGGTGAGTGAATACCTAAGAAATCTTTAACAGTATCAACTATAGTTCCGGCTACACTACTTGCACTATCAATTAATTGATTGATTAAAGAATTGTTTTCAAGTCCTTCAATTAATCCGGATATAAAGTTTTCACCAACACTATTAGATTTTACCTTGTTAGCTTCCTTTTTTGCCTTGTTCATAGTGCTTTTAGATGCATTACCCACTTGGCTATTGTTCTTGTTGATACCTTTTGTAATCTCACCTACAGTTGTTTTACCTGTCCAGAAGAATTCACTTGCTTTATAGTCAGCACTTTTTTTAGCTTCGCCTACTGCATTTTTTGCAGAATTGCTAACTTTGCCTTTATTCTTGTTAATACCTTCGTTAGTCTTCTCTACATATGCTTTGCCTACCTCAATAAATTCACTTGCTTTGTTGTTTGCACTTGCTTTAGCCTTATTAACAGTAACTTCTGTAGAATTTTTTAGCTTTCCACTTGAATCAGCCATACCTTTTGCAGTAGCATTACCAGCATTTTTACCAGCATCTTCGCCTTTTTTCTTTAGCTTTTTAAGTTCTGCATCTGCCTTGTCAACCATAAGTTTCGCCGAATTCACCATTTCTTGTGAAACACCCGGAGAACCTTTTGCAATAGCATCTTTGTAATTTTCGTACTGCTGTTGAAAATCTTTTTTCTGCTTCTCTAACATTTCTTTAGTCGCATTATCAGCAGTCTTAAATTCATTTGTCATTTTTGCTACTGCTTCGTTGATTTTATCTATATCGCCTGTGGCAATAGCAGATGTTACACCTTGATAATTTTCAATAGTGTTTATATATTCCAAATACTTTTTCTGATATTTATCAAAATCATCATTTGCAGTTTTTGCTGACTGTGTTAAGTCATTTACTTTAACTGCAAGTTTTGTGTATCTCTCACCATAGTATTTATCATTTCCATTTACTCTTTTCCAACTTCGTTTAAAGTCATCTAATTTTGTTTTTGCTTTATCAAGTTGGTCTTCAATCTTGTCTTTATAAGCCTTGGCATCACTTAATTTTGAAAAAGTATCGCTTTGATTTGTTACAGCATCATCATATTTTTTCTTTTGTGTGTTTAACTGTGCTTCTGCTCTTTTTACTGCAATAGCTTCTTGCACTTTTTTAATTACATTATCATAAGAAGTAATTACATGCCCATTGTTTTTTATTTCTAGCTTTAGTGCTTTTGACAATGTAGATGTAATAACTTTTGAACGCTCTTCATATCCTTTTTTGACTTTACCATTTTTTGTAGTGATTTGTTTTAATTCACCTAATAAAGTTTCATAATAACCAAATTCGTTAGTGGTATCTTGACTAGCTTTCTGTACTTCCTTTTTTAATTCTTGCCATTGTTTAGTTTCTTCTTGTATAGTATCATGTAATTCATCATGCTTAGACTTCATTTCTGACGTTTTGTCTGCATTATCACCAAATAAATCGTTAAGAGCCATAAAAGTTGTAACCAATGTACCGGCTATAGTTACTATTGCACCGATAGGGTTACTACTTTGTGCAATGTTTAATAACTTCTGTGCTGTTGTTAAACCCTCTGTGGTACTTCTGAGGGTAGAAAATGTTGTAATTAGATTAGTAATTTGTGTTGCAAAAGATGATACCTTTTTGCCTATGAAAATGGATAACAAATATCCACCTACTGTTTTTGCTATAGCTCCAATGGTTGGCAAGTTATCAATAGTCCATTCTATACCATCTTCTACATCCGGTAGGAAGTCTTTTAGAATTGGCTTAATCAGCTTTGTTTGTACAGTTCTATATAGAACTTTAAGTTCACTATCAACATCATCATAAGCAACATCATTAATTTTTTGCATTGATTTTTTGGTTTTGTCAGCTTGACCATTAACATTCATCAAAGCCTTAACACCATCAATGCCTAGGTCTTCCCACATTGTGCCGAACAAATCAACACCGGCTTGATTCTGCTTTACTTGATTGTCCATGCTGAATAATGCCTTTAAAGTCTTTTTAGTGGCACTCTGTGCTGACTTACCACCCTTTGCGAACTCCTTACGCATTTTGTTTGCATTAAGTCCAACAAGTTGGAAACCTTCATCTGTACTAGTTGCAGTATCCTTAGTTCTGATACCAAACTCCTTCATGGCATCACCTAATTTATCAACACTAAAAGTACCGGTATCAGTACCATTTTTTAATGAATTAAAAAATTCATCAGCGTTATAGCCTAATTGTTTATAATGTACTGCGTATTCGTTAATGCTATCTAATAAATCATCATTCTTGTTAAGTCCGTTTTGAGCTCCTTGGACTATAAGATTAAAAGCTTCTTCACCACTCACACCGAACTGGTCCATCAACATATTAACGGCACGCATACTCTCTTGAACATCAAAACCAAACGTGTCACGCATAACAAGTGCATTATTGGCTAGTTCTTTAATTTTGCTAGGGTCGGTTTCCTTTGTTGTCTGTACTATCTGTGCTAGTGTTTCTGATAGGTCTTCATAGCTATCGCCCATGCCATCATCATATAGATCATCTAAGACACCTTTATATTTTTGCAGTTCTTTACCCTGTATGCCTGTTTGGTTACTAAAGTTGTTATAAGCAGTTTCTACACTACCAATGTCAGTAACCATTTCTTTCAATTTATCAAGTACAACTTCCACACCGTCAGCAACAAAAGTTGACATAGCACCTTTTGCTACAGTAAAGCTACCGTCTAAGTCCTCTGCGTTATCCCCTACATCTTTAAGTTCTCCAGCGTATTCCTCAGCCTTGTTTTTTGCACTTGCATACTTTTCCTTATTATCCCTTAAAGATGTGGATAACTTTAATAATTCTTCTTTTAGTTTCTTTGCTGATTCGCTATTTTTGCCTTGTTCAAGAACTGCGTTAATATAAGACTGCTTTAATTCATCAACTTTTTTAGACTGACTTTCAATTTCAGCTTTTAGCTTTTCTGATGCAGACTTACTTTCATCTTCTTTGGCTTTTAAATCAGCTAGTTTTTCACTATACTTCTTGATTTGATTTTCAGCCTTAGCTATAGTAGCAGACTGATTATTAATCTTAATCTGTAAATCTTGTGCCGATTTGGAGTTTTCGCCTTGCTCTTTTGCCACAAGTTCGTATTGTTTTTGTAGATTTTCCAGCTTTGTTTTCTCTAACTCAGATACTTTATTAAGTGCTTTGAGTTTTTCACTAACACCATCAGTTGATTTTCCCCAATCATCTAAACCTGCTGTACTCTTTTTAAATTCTGAGTTAACAAGCCTAATCTGTCTATTGGCATCAGCAATGTTTCTTTTAAATTCACTTAAATCAATTTTAAATTTTGTGGTTGGATTTTCTTTTTTATTAGCCATAATTCATCACACCCAATTATCTCCTGCCGGTCTTCTAATAACCGTCTTTTTACTTGCTGATTTCTTTATCTTTCTATCGTGTTCATTTATCATTTGATATGTTTTAATTAATTCGTGAAATTTGTAGTATCTTAATCTTAGAGGATTAAGAGAACTATATCTATCACACAAGGCTAATTTCATATCAAACAAAGTTGCAGAAAGGGTAGGTTGCTTTTGCTCCCTACCCTCACTTAGTTTTTTGATGTACCGAATACATTGTTGATGTCACTAATACTATACTTGATTATATCTACTACTGTGTTAACTACTTCTTTGAAATTAATATTTCTTAGTTCTTCGTCTGTAATCTGTGGAAAAACATCTTTAATAATAGGCTTACACATTGCGTAACTGTTCATTGCTACAGTAGCAATAACATCATATAAGTTAACTGAGGTATCTTCCTTATTTTTTAACAGTTTATCAAGGTTAATAACCTCAACAATATCTTCTACAGTACCCATCTTTAGATTTACTTCTTCTGTTTGATATGTCTTTACAATTTTATTTTTCTCATTTCTAATGTTAAGTTTAATCATTTATTTCACCTCTTATATATGACAAAAAGCAAGGCTACTAATTTATGTAACCTTGCTTTATTTTATTATTCAGTAAAAATTGTGTCAGGTGTTTGAACTTTCGCAAAAAAATCACTTTCAGTAATTGACTTATTTGCTGAAGTATCAACTGTAACTGCTCTTGCTGACTTTGGATTACTATTTTTGTCTAGAAGTTTTGCAAATCTATGTGTAGTGTTAATACCTGTAAATGTTAGTTCTTGTCCTTTTGCTTCTGTACCATCATCTTCTGTAGTATGTGTATCATCCGGAATATTAAATGTACCTTTTAATCTCCACACATACATTTCTGTACCGTCTGTTAACTTTGTTACATAACCAAAAGCAAAATACTTTTGTTCTCTTTCACCTTCAACCAGAACACCTTTGGTTTCATCATACTTCTGACCTGTAATATCTGCATATACTGCAAGTGGCAATGCTGATGTATTAACACTTACTTCATCATTACCTGTAGAACTAACTGTAACCATAGGCTGATTGTCATAGTAATGTGGTTCATTACTTGACTCTGTTGATTTACTAATTTCACTTACACCTGCAAGACTTTTTACTGCACCATAAGTAATTTCTTCTGATGTATCTTTAGTAATCTCTGCATATACTGCGTGTCTAACACCACGAAATTCTTTTACTTCAACTGCTGTACTACTCATTTATATTCTCCTTTGTGTTAACTTCGATAATAAACTGTGTAACCTCTACCGGTGTGGGCCTTCTCATCACTTATAACTGAATGACCATCACCGGATACAACAAATCTATTATCTTTTAATTTTTGTTTCAACTCTCTTAAAACTGCATAAACTCTTTCAGGGTCTGTACTGTAGAAATTAACATCATATTCATATACAATGCTATTTTCGTTATTATCATAGTAGGATTCACTGTCACTAGAACTATTCCAAAATGTAAAGAAGTCAGGTGGATAAGGTTCATCTTTAGCAAGTGTTCCTTGCAAGAAAAAAGGATAGTTAAAGCTACTTATAATTTCTAATAGTTTATCTTCCATTTCTTAATCTCCTAACTGCTGTACATACTTTTGAAATATCTTGTTTTGCATTTCAAAATTTTCTTGCTTGGTTTTACTTCCGTACAAGTCACTTCTAAACTTTCTATCCGGTTTCATCCTTGGTGTACCATACATTAAAAAGATTGAAGCTAAACCACCATCAGAAATATCAAAACCAACATTAACACTATAAAAATCGTGTCCTTCTTTAGTGATTACCGGTTCTCTGTATAGTGATTTTCTTGTTTCACCTGTCACAGTATGTCTATCAATATCTTTGCTTATTTTCTCTGTTACATTCTTATGTGTAGCAATTAAACATTCTTTAGCAATTTTATCTGCATCCTTATATAAATCACTAAATCTATCTGCTAACTCAGTAAAGCCAGATATATCAAACCATACCTTATTTTTTGACTGGGCCACATCAAGCACCACCCTTAATAGCTCTTACCTTGAACTGCACAAACTGATTACGATTTTCAATGTTTTCGGGTTCGCTAATAATTTCATATGTCTTATTATTAACTATTAGTCGGCAATTAGCTTTAATGTCCGGTCTATACCATGTTTCTACTACTGCTGTATCTTCTACGATAATAACATTGTTGCTGACCTTCTCTGTACCACCAAATGAACGAAAACAACAGTATATAATATCCTTTGTTTTGTATGTCTTTGTTAGTACACCTTTTTTAGTTTCAGTAGTGACCGTCTGTAGTTCTGCAACCGAGTTGAATATTGTTGTTGGTCTATACATATTCATCACCTACTGTAAATGCCAACTGTGTAACCCTCTCTTTGAAGTAGTTAGAGAGTTCACCGGCACCGTAATTCCAAAGGTCAGCAACACCACGAGCAATAGCACCTGTAGCAAGTTGACTATCTACTACAACGCTATCAACACCAGCTGACAACATATATTGTTTAACTTCATCAATATAAACTTGTAATGTTTCATTCTGATAGTCACCTGTAATGCCTAATGATGCTTTAACTGCCTTTAGTAGTTTTTCATCTGTCATAATGCTATTGCTCCTTTGTTATTAATTATTCACCCTTTTTAATAAGCACAACACCGTTAGGGTCAATTAGCTTGCCGTCTAAAATCATCATTAACTTATTCTTGATTTTGTTATTATCGTTATCGACCCACTTAGTAGCCGTCATATCTAGATTTGTATTAACTGCGTAATCGGATAGGTTACAGAACACTGCAACTACATTTGAAGCTTTTGCATCTTCGTATGATGGTAAAATATCGTCCTCAACAGTTTCAACATCTTTGCCCATGAATCTGTACTTTTCTTCACCGTCAATTCCGTAATTAGTTCTGCCTACTGGTTGGCCATTATTATCAACCATACCATCAATCTTTTCATCAAAGGTTGACTGGTTCATGATAAAGTTACCATTACGATAAGCTTTCTTAATCTTAGCTTTAACTTTGTGCCAACCTTCCCAACTACCAAATTCTTCTGCTGTAAGTGTAATTACATTTTTAACACTAGTGTCTTTAATAATGCCTAAAGGCTGACCTACACCGGTACCATTGAAAATGGCAATTTCAATAGCTTTAATCATTGCTTCAGTTGCAAGATTAATAAATTCTTGCTGGAAAACTTCAAGAGTTGTAACATTTACAAGAATTGACTGTGCTAGTTTACATTCAATACCATAATAATTGAATGAAATTGACTTGTTTGCAGTAAGTTTCTGATCTGTGCTTGATGTTGTTTCATCAAGCCATTTCGCAGATGGCTTTAAGTCAATTACAGGGAAATTAACACCACCCTGTACATTTAGCTTTCTAACTTTAGCAAAAATGTTGCCGTAGCTTTCTAACTTTTTAACAATTTCATTGACAATAGTCTTAGGAATTACTGCTGTTGCATCAGTAGTAGTTGTTGCTTCTCTTAGTTCAGCCGGAATAGGAACATTTCTGCAAATGTAATTCATAAACGCTGTTCTATATTCAACTGTATCGCTTGGATCTTCTTCTCTCTTCTGTGGCTGACCGTTTTTAACGCCGAATGAACCACGAATTTCACCATTGATAACTCTAGAACGTGCATCAGGGTTGTTGTTTTTGCTTTCGCCGTTGTTGCCTTCGTTGTCACCTTCGTTGTCACCTTCATTGTTATCGTCATCTTCTAGCTTTTTGAGTTGTTCTTCTGCATCATTAATTTCATCTCTTAACGCAATAAGAGTTTGACCAATAGAACGAACTTCAGCAACATCATTACTATTCTGTGCTCTTTCCTGTAGTTCTTTGAATTTTTTCTTTTTTCTTTCAATAAGTTTTTCAAAATATTCTTTCATTTTCATTCTCCTTAAATACTAAGTAATTTAATTTTTTCTTTTTCTAGTTCTAGTTCTAACTGCTTATCGTCATTATCCAATGACCTCTTTGCACTATCCAGTACATCTTTGACACTCTCCAATGCCATTTTATCTCTAGCAGATATACTAGTATCTTCATATGCCGGAAATGTCACTGCTGACACTTCAAACACTTGTGAAATAGCTTTAATTCTTCTTGTTGGGTGGTCTGTCTTTAAGTCTTCCCATTCTTCGTCATCAATGTAAAATGCGAATGACATACCGGATATATCACCACGTTTAACTGCTGAATATAATTCCTTAGCTTTAGAATTACCTTCTACATCAAGATTAACTCTAATGTTCATACCTTCATCATTAACCGTCATTTGCATTGTACTGTTTTTATTGTTGTTTCTACTTCTAGCCAAAGGTATCATATTAAAATCATGGTTAACTAGAAATCTAACATCTTTAAGATTTGTATTTTTTAATGCACCAGGTTCTATAATTTCATCATAATAACCTAGATTGGTTTTGCTATTATAAACAATAGGCTGACCTTCAATATAAGTACCATGTTCTTCATCTTCCTTGGCTCTTATTTCAAAGTCATATGCTCTAACTTCGTGTTGCTTATTCATTACTTTCATCCCCTACTTGATATTTTCTTGCATCATTTACATTAACATAGTTCAGCGACTGCATTCTAACGCCCTTCAGCTCAGCTAATGGCCTTAAACCTAAAGCAGTTCTAGCTTCGTTTTCGAAGAGACTTCCATGGTCCCCTAGTAGTCTTATCATCTCTAAAATTTGTGACTTAGTCATAAATTCTAGTTTATTAGCATAGAAAACCACTTCGTTATTAAAGCCTTTTTCACGCTTTGTAAATAATACCTTTGTAAAAGCTTGTCCTAAAGATATAATAAGTGGTTCAAGGGTCTTCTGATAAAAAGCTTCGTACTGCTCTGCCGTATAATCTGCTGTAATGATTGGTAAAGACACTCCATAGTGTCTGAGAATTTTATCATCAACAAATTTTAATGTGTCAGCATCAACAAGTTTAGTTTCCTTTTTGATTGGTACAAATTCACTTTTGAGGTCCAAAGGTAGAAAACCACTTTCAGCATTTTTCAGTTTTGTTTCTAACTCTTTCAATGCTTTTTCTGTCTTTCCATCATCAAGCATACCGTTATATTTCACAACAGCGTTAACGGCATAACTAGCTTTCATTGCTTTGGCCACACCTTGAAGTAATGTGTGGTATGTATCTAGTGTGGTTAGAAGTGCACTGTTATCCGGCTGACCGTTTAAGTCACCACCCATAAAGTCATTTGTTGCGTATCTCATTTTCCAATGAATAACATCTGAATGTTTAAGTATGTAATCCGTTCCATTTGCAAAGTAGAAACGAATAAACAATGTGTTACTATCATCTTGAATAAAGTCCACTTGTGTTGGCTGAATAGGATATAAAGCTTCAAGTGTTCTTGTTGTAACACCTCTATCACTTTTTTCACGCCACACTGGAACGATAAATGCATTTAAATTTAGCAATAACAGATTTGTTGTCTTTTCCAAAAAGTCGGATGTGGTCATGAATTCGTTTGGCTCATTCAGTACCGGTTGAATAGAATTGCTTTTTGACGGTTCAGTATCACCGTTAGTACTGCGTATAATGTGTTCCGGTGATAGCTTCTTCATTTCTGCTGAAATACAATTAACACACTGCTGTACAATATCATTCGCATAGATGTTAGTTCCAAATTGACTAAAGACTGGAGCATAACCATTCATCATATCAATGTAATGTTTATTTTGCTTTTTAGCAGATAGTTTTGAAAATATGTTACTAAAAAAGCCCAAAGTTATCACCTCATTTCAATCATTTGCTTATACTCTGTTCTGTATCTTCTGTACATTTCATAGAGAATAACAAGAGTAACTGCACCATCTATTTTTTTACTTGGCTCAGTTTTAACAAGCATGCAACAACCTTTACTATTGACTAGCAAGCTTGCGTTCTTTAAATTCCATTTGTCCATGTCATTATTATTGTAGTTTATAAGTTGATGTTGGAAATCAGCTTCACATAGCTTAACTGCATTGTTAAGAGTTTCTGCGTTCTGAAGTATCATTACCATATCATCATTTTTTCTTGACCAACCGTAATAGTCCATTCTTGTTAAGAAGTCCTTTGCAAACTTCTGATCATAGCCACATTTCCACAATTTAATGTTGTGGTCTTTATAAAGTTTATAAAACCAGTCAGCGACTAAGGATAAGTCTATATCATTACCTTCGCTAACTGTCAACAAGCCTTGTTTTAACCAATCGCTATATCTAGCACCGGCATTTTCATCATCATTATTTTCTAACTTTGACTGTGGTATAAAATAATGTGAATAGACATACTTTACAGGGTCATTTGGTTTCATTAGTAAAATTTTTGCGTTTGTTAAGTCGGTTGTTTCCGACAAGTCGCAAGCACCCAAACACACGCAGTTTCTAAAATCTTCAAGACTATAAACGGCTTTATAATTATAGTCTTCAAGATTTAGCCAACTTTCTACGCCATTCTGTTTAATGTTAAAATCTTTTGATAATACAAAAATTCTATCTGCTTTTGATTTTTTCGCAAGGTCAACTTGTTCATCCATATAATCCCACTTTTTCACAATACCTAATGTTGGATTAGATTTAACCCACGATTTTCTATTCTGCCATATTTCCTCTTCTGAATCTTGTGTATATAGCCATGGCAGTAATCGTTCAGCTGATGTTCCATCATCTTCGCCCCATATTACTGCTCTAGCCTTTTTCAATTCATCATCTAAATATCCGTCAATAACAAAACCTTCCGTTGTGATATTGATAAACTTGGGATTATCTTTCAAGGATTGTGACTGTTCTATTGACTTGCCAATAATGTTATTTTTCATTTCGTGGGTTTCGTCAACGATAGCAAAATCAATATTACGGCCCTCTTTATTTCGTGTTCTATCTGATAGTTTGAAAATTTTAGAACCATTAGATTTATTAATAATAAAGCGTTGGTTTTTCTTTGTGTCTAAATCGTGTGGATCTATTAGTTGTCGCATTGTATCAATAGCATCATAGGTAATAGATGCTTGGTTATCATCATTAGAACTACATACTATATCAGAACCTTCATTGCCAACTATTAATTCACTTAGCCCTAATGCACTACAAGTTTCTGACTTTGTATTTTTTCTTGCAATCAGAAGAATAATTTTCTTAAACCTATCAAAATTAGTTTCAGTCATTTTGAATGAATATATTGCTTCTATAAAGGCTTTTTGCCAAAGCATTAACTTCATAGGCTTATTGTAATAGGGTGACTTTGTTAACCTTATACAATTTTCCATAATGTTCATTCTCAGTCTGGCATCATCAGTATTGTAATAATACCTATCATTTTTGAAATCTTCATTAAGGTTGTTCAATTCTTGCCACAACTCTTGGCCAACGATAATTTTTCCCCACTCTATTTGCTCATAATAGTTTAATAGCCACGAATTATCAGCCGTCCATATTGTTTTTTCTGTCACTAACATACTTTTCAACCCATTCTCTAAGTGGTGAACTTTGTTCTGTATCATCATTACCGGCAAAATTACTTAAAACTTTCAGCAGATTTGTGTACTGCTGTAGAAGTTCTTTGTATTGCTTAGAAGCTGGTGTTGCTTTCTGTAATTTTTTGTTCTTAGGATGAAACTGAATAAAAGGTAACTTCCTTAATTCTATTAATCTGTTTTCTAAAAAGATAAATTCATCAACAGCTTGGTTTATAAAGCCAACATCACACCCATTTGTTTTAAGATATTCAATTATTTTTTCTTTTCTTTGATTATCTTTTTTCTTCATTGTCAAAGTCCTTATATTTTTTGCTGATTTGGTTTTGGAAAATCTCATTTTTTGACTTTCTGCGAGAATTAAGAACTTCCCACAGTCTCTTTTAGCTTTGTTTTATTTCTTTAGGTGGGGGGATCTTCTCAAAATGTGGCTGAAAATTTTTCCCACCAATCTTCAATAAATATTTTCCATTGTTCCTTATTTCGCTTGTCTTCACAAGCAATTAATCTTGATAAACAAGTTTCTTTGTCAGTATCAATGTGGATAAGCCTTGCACCCAATGTGTTGGCCAATCTGTTTCTTTCAGCTGACAAAGGATAACCACCGACAATATATGCGTTTTGCCATTTTCCTTGCCGGTGCTTAATTTGTTGTAATATTAAATCTCTTATAGCAAACACATTGCTTGTTAGTTCTTTAGGTTTAATATATAAAGGCTGATTTGATATTGCCATCCATATTTTATCTATATCTAGCAACAAATCACCTCGCAACATAACATCATCAATATAACTACTTTTACCTGCAAGAGGTGAACCATAGACAAGGTACACTTGTCTTATTGGCTGGCTTAACTTATTATGTACACGATTGTGGCATTTGTGATGTAGTAATACAATATTGTTTTCATTTAACGCAATGTTCGGATCATTATAGTTTTCTTCTGTTAGATATATCTTATGGTGACAAATGCAATCATAAGACTTAACTATTGGTTTTCCACAATGTTCACATATCCAAAAGCCGTTGTCATCAACTCTAGATAATTTGATGATGTGAGTTAACTTTTTCCATTCTGCTGTACGGTAGAAGTCTGATAACATTACACATCACCAATCACTTTCTAACTTTTCTTTCTTTATCTTCAATTCTTCTTTTCGCAATTCTAAAAGTTGTGGGTCATTTTTCCATTTCTCTTGTTTACGGTTTTTAAGCCAGAATATCATAGCAGTAGTATCAGGTGGTATATATACTTGTTCATCAGCATATTCTATATGCTCAACTTCCTTTACTCTCTTACCATCTTTATATTCAACAGTCTTAACCTTTACCGGCTTTTTTACTGTTTTGAATATTCCCAATGCTTTTTGCAGTAGTGAGTTTTCCACTTCAATATCAACAACTTCTTTACCTCTTTGAATGGCAGTATCTATTTGTTGATATTTCTTTTTCCACTCGGAAAGTGTTTTGCGACTAATGCCGATATTATGGCTTATTTGTTGGTCAGTCAATCCCATTCTTGCCCAACCTTCAATTAGTTTAAGACCATTTTCTTCGGTCCACTTATCAACTTTAGCCACAACACCTCACCGTCCTTATACTACAAAAGCACTACATTTTTTAACTTATGCAGTGCCTTTATATCTACTATGCTATTTCTCTATTTTCAATAATAACATATTAAAATGGGACAAAGTGGACAAAGTGGACACTTTTTGAAAAAATTTTATATTTTTTTGATTTCTCTAGCTATTCTTTTCCTAAGTGCATCTACTGTTGCACTTTCACAGTATGAATCTAAGCTATCATAAATTGTTGTTAATTGTTTCTGTTCAACAACATACTGCATAACTGAATATCTAACAAGATTATCTGATATGCTAGATATAACTTTATCTACTTTATTTTGCATATCGATTATCTTATCGATTTGTTCATTAATACTATCTAACTGCTTTCTTACTGCTGTAGTCAGCATAATGCCTTCAACAGATATTGGATGAGCTGTATAAGGATATTCAGCTGAGGACCCCACAACTGTATCAGTTACTGTATTTTCTTTGATTAATTCCGTTTTCTTCTGTTGTAATCTTCTTAGTTCTAGATTTAGTGATGGGTAAGTTTTTCTCATTTCTCGTAGTTCTGACATTGTCATTCTCTTCTTCTCCTATCGTGCGTACATATGTGCGTGTTTTATTTTTTTGGTGTTACTTTTGTTACAGATACTACAAACGCAATCTAGCGTATATGTAAAACATAGCATTAATTTCATTGTATCTAATATCAACATCTGTAAAAGTGTATTGTGGATATAGCTTTTTTAACTTGTCAATTAAGTTATATTCACAGCTGATAGCTTGTCTAATGTCTTTCTTGCTGAATTTATAATGATTTTTCTTTACTGTTGGCTTTTTCAAACCTCTACTACTTCCCCAGCGTTTCCTTCCTTGTGGGTCTTTAGCAAGGTAGTACGCAATACCGGTTAATCCAAATTCGTCTGTGTCTAATAGCTTAATATCATTTCTTCTTGATTTACCCCAAAGCAAATTTACTTCTTTCATTGTGAGTTCTAATTGACTATCAACTATGATGTGATGATGATAGCCATTCTTTTTCTTCTCTGTCACATATACATATTTTGCATTTGGTATTCCTTGTTTTTTCCTTTTTCGATTTAACCTTCTGAGAAAGTTAGTAATATCTTTATGTGCTGATTCATAGTCTTGTGGTTGGTTGTCAGGTGTGTATGTCAATGTGATGCAATAATCATCATCAGTAAAATTTGTATTGACTAGTCTAGCGAAATACTTTCTAGCATTTTTATCATTAAGGTCTTTAATTGCTTTCTTAGTTTTCTTCTTTAATTTCTGTTTTAGTGTACAACTCTCTTTGCGTGTGAATTCTGGATAGATTTCCACATCAAGTTGATTACCTGCGAAAATTTCTTTTGTTGCGTAACAATGACTAATGACACCATCTTTCAACAACCTTAGAACAGTATCTTCCTCTTCTTTCTCATACTGCTGTACTATTTGATTTTCATAATCATATTCTATGTAATGCTTTTTCTTTCTCTTCATGATTATCTATCCTTACTAGTGGTTGAGTTGTTAATACCCATTACAAGGTCAGCAAAGAGGTCCAAACCTCTATTTTATTGTGATAGTAAAAATCTTTGATAGGTCATTTTTTAATGATTTTCTATCAAAGATTTTTTGTTATTTGTTATTTAATTTTCTTGTCTGTAGGCTTCGTGAGTTCCGTTGTAATAGCTTCTTTCTTCGTCAGCTACTTGATAACCTAATTGTTCAAGCAATCCAACAAAATTGATATATGCTTCTACATTTGCCCATTCTTTCCTATATTCAGCTTCATCATCATAGAAACAATCATAATCTGTTTCGTCTTTTAAATATCTCCAATTTGTTAACAATGCTCTTATGTACAACAACATAATTCTGCGTATATTCGTATCTTTAGTGTAATCATAATTATTTTGATTGTTTGTAATATCTTTCTTACACTTTTCACCAAAATATACACCATAGTTCGATTATAAATAGATAATAAAGTTTAGTAAAAGATTTTCATCACCTTTATTACCTGTGTATCTATTTACAAATTCATCAACAGTAACTCTTGCAGTATTTCGTACATTTTCCAAAATACTTAATTTGTCTTTAAGTATTTCTTTGTCTCTTTTCTGCTTATCACTAATCTTTTTTCGTTCTGCTCTTTCCCGTTCTCTTTCATCAGCATTGTCTTCAACTGCTTTTGAGTTCATCTTATAAATAACTATCCAATCAGCACTAGCCGGTGACAAAGCAAAATATAATTGCTCTTTTTCATTAGCTATCAATTCATCTATATCTATATCTGCATAGTCACAAGCTACAACATTATCATATTTTAAATACCTTCTTTCTTCGTCAGTAATATCAACTAACCCTTTATCTTCAAGTTCCTTTTTAATAACCTTCTGCTTTTCTTTTCTTTCTTGTTTTCGAAGCTTTGAGTTGTATGTGTAGTCAAAATTGTTAGTACCTATTTCTTTTAGACACTCATTCTTATCTTCTACATTTTTCAACTTTTCAAGTTTTATATAGTCAGTAAGCTTAACTCTATGCCAGATTGTAGTAGCAGAAAAGCCTGTTTTCTTTTCAATGCTTCTAATGCCTTCACCTAAATCAATCATCATTTGAAAGCCTTCAGCTTGTTCAAGTGGTGTTAAATCGGACCTTTGCATATTTTCAAGCAACATTGTTGCTATTTGCTCTTTCTTTGACATTACATTAACAACAGTACATGGCAATGTTTTAAGTCCTGCAATCTTAGATGCTTCACATCTTCTATGACCGATAAGAATTGTATAATAGGCAATTTCACCTAAGTGATACTTAGGTATTACAGTTAGATTCTGCATCACGCCTCTGGCTTTGATACTCTCTGCAAGTTCTGTAAGGTCCCCCAGGTCCTTTCTTGGATTGTCCGGATGAGGTCTTAACATATCAATAGGTATTTGTTTTTGTTCCATAGTTATCTCCTTTTTTGACTTAGAAAGTCACACAAACGTTTAATATTCCGGCCGATAGCCAATAAACGGCCATCTCTTATAATCTTTACTAATGACATAACCGATACAAGCACAAAACTGCAACAAAATAAGAATGATAGGAAATAATTTATTCATTGTTTTTCCTTTCTAATATATAAACAACCGTATCGTTTACTTTCTTCTTATTTATATGAAGAAACTGCTGTAAGGCTCTAATATCTTTATAGATAGCCTTTCTTTCTGCTTTTTCATTATATAAATTGAAAATTTCAGCTTGTATCTCTTTAACAGTTGTCTTTCCGTTCTTCAGCAAAAGCCTTTGAATGGTCAATAACCTTATTCTACTGTTCACATTATCACCTTCTTGGAAGTGGTAATGCTCCCAATCTGGGAATAGGTAAATCAATAACTTTCTTATCACAACTTGATGGGTCGCAATTTCTTGGCTTGCCTTCATCAATCATGTAATGACAAAACCTTTCGTAACTGCTTTTCTTTCGTCTGCCATTACCGTCTTTATAGTAAAGGCAACCCTCACAGCTCTTCCTGTTCATCTGATGTACCTTCCATTTCATCAAAGTTCTTATTTTTCAAAAACTCTTTTTCTCGGCTGATTGAATTAAGCTTATACAACTGTTTTAACTTTTCCGTAAAGTCATCATCTCTATTAACATCATAAGCACTAATTATAGCAGTAATAAGCATTCCGTTCTTTATTGCAACAATGTTTTCGCCACGCAAAGTAAACATTAATTCACTTGGTTTACTTCCTAATGGGTTCAAATACTCACTATCAATGAGTATTAAACCTTGACTAGACCGAAATGGCAATAACAATGTACCACCATAAACAACATTCATATGTAATGGCACTAACATTTCTTCATCTTCCGTAGTGTCAGCAAGTAATTCTAATTCACCCGGTGACAAAGAACAATGAAGCCTATATCCTACTTCTACTTTGTCTTTGCTGAGTTCATACAAGCCACTAATAACTTCAGCAGATAGAAATGGAATATCCGGAGAAAGTAGATACATAGCTTTACCGTCACCAAACCATTGGCAACCGTCATTAGTTTTATTAACACGAAAAGCACTTTTCTTTTTGCAGATATTAACTATCTTTTTAATATCCATAGTTCACCTCTTAAATTTCCTTGATAATGATGTTATGTTGATATAACATCAGTTTCTTTTTGATTTTATATTCAGCTGTTCTAACACCTTTGGTGTCTTCAACAACCAACTTCCCATTCAATTTGTAAACAAAGTCTGCGTAGTATTTACATGCCCTTTGCAGGCACTTGCCATTCTGATCAAGAATTTTAGGAATAAGGGTAAACGGCACTTGCCTTCTTAATTCCTTAATTCTTCCGGTTCTTTCAAGTAATTTTAGTTCGGCATATCTTTTAGCTTCTTTCTTGCTATCAAAGATAATGCCATCATATTCAACTTTGTTATTTCTATATTTATTGTAATTGTCTAATTTAAATTTCATTATTAATTCTCCTTAGGTCCTATCCGTAAAAGATAGAACCTAAAATCAAAGAAGGAAATAAGCCAATGGCTCACCATGGTATGCAGTAGTTGAGGATTGAACTCAATAAACCACCAGCTTGGCCACTGCAGATTTGGTGGTGCAGTGTGTGATATGCACCACCACGAAACAGTATAAATAAAGGTAGATAACCGACCGGCAACTAGGATTTGCACCTAGATAATATTGTGCATTACTTATGCTATTGCCGGAGATGTGCGTGACTACTGCAACATCTATAAAAATAGTCACGCAAGAAAATAAACCAGTCCGGAACTTGTTGGGCATGATCCAACTCTTTGTAATGTATCAGATGGGCATCTTAACATCTTTACAACGCTTTCCCTAAGCTAAAGTTCCATGTATGTAATAGTCAAGGTACTACAAAAGTAGTAGCCTTCCCTTGACTATGTCCGTCTGCGTTGAAGGACTTAAGAATTTAAACTTAAAAACAGGAGATCCAAAAACCTAAAAATATAATCTATGAAATGAAGGAATATCACAATTTGATGTGCAGACGGAAGTGTTAGAACTGGCAAGAATTGAACTTGCATTTTGAAATGTACGAATTTTTCAACGCATTACCGATTATGCTACAGTTCCATTTCTTGTAGCAACAAAGGTACTACGAATATGTAGTAACCTTCTCCTTTGTTGCATAAACCTCTGCGTGAAGGATTTTCTATCTTAGAACTTAGGAGATACACTTAAATTGATTTTAGTAACTTGCAGAGGTGGTTGTGGGATTGGTAAGACTTGAACTTACATATCAGACACGAACGGTTCATCTGATGAATTACCAATTATTCAACAATCCCATATGTACCCTATCAACTTAACTAGCTGATAGGGCTTTTAAGTATTCTTCACTAATCTCTGTTCTGATACCGTCAACTTCACGCTTTGGAAGTCTTTTAGAATACTCTTCAATTTCTTCTTTAGTCATAGATTTGAAACACAACAAATCTTCTGATGTACCTAGACTTGTGATAAACCTATATACTATCTTCTCTATCTCTTTACTATCCAATTCAAGATTATGCTCAACAGCATAGTTTTTTACTGCTGAATCTATTTCATCATCAGTAACAGCACTTTGCATCACTGCTCTATACATATTCACTAGCGTGTTTTCTTTCAATAATGTATCTATAACTTCTAGTGCTAGTTCTAGCGACTTCTGCAAGTCACCACTTTTAAGAGTTTCTGTAAGCTCTCTAGTCTGTCTTTCCGTAGCCTTGATTGACTGTTGCCACTGCTGATAACTCAGCCTTTCAAAATACAACTCACTATGTATAGTTCTGTAGTCTTTCAAGGCATCTTGCTTAATCTTAACTACCTTATCTTTTATATGTACGCCTACAAGGTCATACATCATGTACAGACTAGCAAGAGTAGTTACATATGCTCTCTCTTCAAAATGTAATGATGACATCATCATTTTATCCACATTGCCAAAACTATAAGCTAGTCTGTCAAGTTCTTCTAATTGATTGAATTTGTCCATCTTCCTTCACTCTCCTGCACATTTTTATAGTTTGCCATTGCTTTATTAACTGCATCAACAATCAGTTGCCTTGAAAGTATAAAACCTACACTTTGAATGATACTAGCAATAAAAGAACAAAGTAGATTTTCTAAATCTTCTTTTTCGTGGCTTCTCCAAATTCCATTAGTAAGAACTTTATCATCCTCTTTTTTTCCGGTGATTACTGCATATATATCAGCATCATCAATAAGTTGTTTAGCTTTTTCTTTATTCATAAATTACACCCCAATTAACTTGCCACCGTCATTTGTGTCGGTCGCAAAATCATAATAACTAGCTTAAACACTAGTATTTTCAACTTGCCTGTAACTTGCTTATTTACAATAAGCCTCTAACTCTTCTTTTATTTCATCAAGAAAATAAACATACACCAATTTGGTGAATTGTTCTTCAAATTCATCAATAGTTTCATCAATAACTATTGCAAATTTATAACCTTGATAATGAGAGAAAAGCCAATCGTGAATATCCTCTAATTTGACATTTTTACCCTTGAAAATAATAGGGTATCTGCCAAATCTGTCTTGTGTTTCTTCTATGACCTTCATATTTCATCACTTTCTAGCCACTTCTTAAAGCTACGAACACATATAGAAATAGGTGGACTTTCGATACTAGTACCTTTACAGTTGCAGTTCGGACATATATCACAAGTAGTTGTATATGCCATAAATCGTGCTAACTCACTAATATCTTTTTCTTTGATTCTTTCAAAATTAGTCATTTACTTCTTCACCCTCTGCCGTTGTTTCAAGTGTTTCTACTTTTTCACCTGTAGCTTCTTCGATACATCTTGTTAAATATGCATCCTTGGTAAAGCACACTTCTTTATCGTCAATGATTTCTTTCCAGCCATTAACATAATCCTTAACCATATGAGGAACTACATATGTAACAAGGAAATAAAGCACCGGTATCAAAGTAATACCACCAAACTTACTAAACAGTGTGATGTTATTAAGTTCGGAAATTACTGCAATTATGACAACTGAGAGAATTAAACCAATCAATCTAATTTTCTTCATTTTGCACCTCAGTTGGCTCTAAAATATCTTTAAATTCAAGAGTTCCATTATCAAGTTGTTTCTGATAATTTAGATTGACAATTTCACTTTCTAATTTATCAATTTCATTTAAATGCTTTATGTTTTCCATTTTCTCAGCATTAAGTTCATTAATAAGATTTTCTTTTTCCTTTAACATATTTTCATTAAACTTCTGTGCTTCTTTAGCTAAGTTTAAAATATGTTTGTTCTCATTCACTTGCCTATTAAAAGCTTGCTGATATATTTTGTGCATCTCAATTTCATTGCTTAACTTAATAGCAAGTCCTGCGATAACAACTAGTAATGCTATGATTACTAATACAGTATTTGTAAAATCCAACGGTTACACCTTCTTTCTTCTGCCTATACGGATAACACTTCTAATTCTGCTGTAATCGTAAAATGTTCTACGGTTGTCCATCTGCTTTATTACAAGCAAGTTACCCAACACATATGCTTCTTTTACATTTCTAACTTCGATTACTGCATTGTAATTAGTTTTAATTCTGAGTGTCATTGTGTTGTACCTTGGAGTGCAGTAACAAGGTTACTGACCATATCATTAAGTAATGATAAATTACTGTTAAGTGATAGGTCAGTACCCCTTGCGTATGCTATAAGCCTTTCACATGGGATGTTAAACACCCACACTCCTTTTTCAGTCTGTACAGATGTACCAAAAGGGCATTTGTCTTGTTTTAACATCTCGTACAAACTCTTGTATGAGATATTAAGGTACTTAGATGCAACCTTAACTGGAACATTAATGTACATTTTGCCGTTTTCGTCTAATAATAGATTTTCTCTACAATCCATACATATCACCTACCACTATCAATTAGTAACTTGATAAGTTACTTGTTGAGCAAAAAAAATTGGCATTGGATCACTAATATCTAGCACATTCATAAGCTTTTCAATCTCGTCACTGCCAAAAACACCCTTACTAAATCTATTAGTTAAAGTCCTTTCTGACATATTAAGTTGCTTAGCCACTTCTTTTTGTGTCAAGCCTTTTCGTACTATTGCCGCTTTCAATTCATTAATATTAATCATCAAAATCACCTCCGTAACTTATTAAGTTACTTATATATTACACTACCTTTTGTAACTTGTCAAGATATTTTTTGCTTTATTTAGGAAAAATTTTTCTTGACAAGTTACATAATGTGCAATATAATTGAATTAAATTACTAATACGGAGGTTAAAATGACTGTTGGTGAAAGAATTAAGATGGCAAGAGAAAATAAAAAATTATCTCAAACAGACCTTGCTAATGCTTGTAAAATAAGTAAGCAAACTTTATATAAGTACGAAAATAATATTATTACTAATATTCCATCGGACAAAATTGAAGTTATTGCAAATTATTTGCTAATTTCCCCAGCCTATCTTATGGGGTGGGATGTTAATTCAACTAAAAAACAAGATACTAACGACTTTTCATTAAGCGAACATGAAAAACAAGTTATATTAGCTTACCGTTCAAGACCAGATATGCAGAATGCTGTTGATACATTACTTAATGTTCAAAATCTAATTGAAGTAAAATCAGTAGCAAGAAGTTCAGACTATCATGGTATGTATAAAGAAGAAATTACTGCTGAACAATTAGAATTATTGCAGTCACAAGAACAACCATCTTCTGATGATGACCTTTGACAATAGTTTTAATTAGTGAATAAAAAAATCACCTACACAGATAATATCTGTGAGGTGATTCTAATGTTAACTAACTATGGGAAATATAAAGATGCTAGAAACGCATCTTGGAATGTTCTTATTAATCATAATATTACTAGTTTACCTGTTTCAGTTGTGAAGATTTGCAGAGATGAACAAATAACACTTGCTAAAAATAGCACAGTGAAATTACTTAATAATAATGAATTTGCAAAAACAATGTTAATATCAGATAAGTGGTACATTATATATGATGATAGTATGAGCAGAGAAAGAATTAGATTTTCTGTTGCTCACGAGCTTGGCCACATCTATCTTGGCCATCCTCTCACCAACGGTGAATATAATCGAACATTTGATGTAGTTAAGCCTGAGGAAGAAACACAAGCTGACATATTCGCAAGTAGATTGCTTGCTCCGGCATGTGTACTTTGGGCATTAGATATTCATTCAGCAGAACAAATACAAAAGCTATGTTCTATAAGTTATTCAGCTTCTGAGATTAGAGCCGAAAGAATGAAACTGCTGTACAGTCGTAATAAATTTCTAACATCTTCGTTAGAAATTCAAGTGTACAAGCAGTTTGAAAACTTCATAGCAAAGAAAAAACTAGAATTATAGTTATAGATTTGAGGTGAAATAATTATATAATCAGTTACAAAAATTAAAATTATTTATTAAAAAGGGGGTATTTTTATGAAAAGGTTAATACTTGTTATAATTAGTTGTTGTTGTATACTACTACTTGTAGGATGTAGTAATAAACCGGATAGTATGTCAGATACAGGCTATAAAGCTTGTGTTAAAGCTATAGAAATTATTGATGATTTCTTAAATATGGATATATCATCTGAAGAAGCAAGTGAAAAACTTGAAGATGTCGAAAATAGATTACCAAAGGATTGTAAAGATGATGACCTATCTGTTAGTATATACATATCATCAGCACAATGGAAAATGTTAGAAATGAAACATCCTAGTACATCAGAAGAAGACCTTACAAAAGAAATTGAAGAGGATAGGAATAACTTAGCAGAGTTGATAAATGAATAAAATGAGGTATTTATATGGGTAAAAGAAAAATATTCACGATTTGTTTTTTAGTATTTGTTGTTGGTGTAATAGCAATCGCAATGATTATTACTAGTTGCGGGAAAAAGGAAATAAAAGATAAAAACAAAAATAACTCTAGCACTGTAGAAACTACTATCTCTTTCGACCAATCATTACTTAAAACAAATAGTTCTAAAGAATTTACAGATATGGTTTTGCCAATTAATAAAAAATGGACTTTAGATGATTACAATGATGGTGAAATATATGATACTGATTGCTGTTACAACATAGACAATGGTAATTCATATATCACATTATGGGTTAGAATTCAAAGAAGTTTTGTTACTCTAGAAAAAGATAAAGAATATTTTGACAATGAAGCAGACTATAAAAATAAACAATCTGAAATATTTGAACTGTTTGATGGCATAGATGCACTAGATACTATACATACAGACAATAACAACTATTCTCATACTGTTGAATTTATAGCATATAGTAATGTTTATGAATTAGAATTTTGTGGTGATGTAAAATTAAAAAATGACATAGAAACTTTATACAGTAATGTAATTGGTAGTAATTTAAAACTTCATATGTATGAAACAACCACAGAACCAACAACTGAAGATTATGATAGTGATGATGATTATAGCAATGATGATTATGACTATGACTATGAAGAAGAAACTACTACAAAGCCTAAGAAAGATACTTTAGTTTATAGTAACAGTAAAATTAACATTTATTTTCAAGATGTAACAACTGAATATGATGAAACATATGTTAATTTCAAAATAAAGAACAAGAGTAGCAAAAAGCTTGATTTTCAAGCTGATACAATAACTCTTGATGGTATTAGTTATAATGATATTGTTATGTCTGACCCAGTTGCTCCACAATCAACCGGTATAATATCAGCACAAGTTGAAAAAGCACCATATAAACAGCCTAAAACCGTTGGTGCAGAATTAAGATGTTTTGACGATAACTTAAATACAGACAACATTAGCTTTGTTAATGTCAAAGTAAAATAAAATAAAAAAACGCCCTCTGGTATTGGCGTACCAAAGAGCGTAACCATTACATTTGGGGTGTAATGTACAATATTTGTTGCAGTAATATTGTACCACACCCTTGTGAAAAATTCAACTTATTTCACAAGGTATTTTTGCACCCTTTTTACGGAGAACAGAGGTGTTTTGTAATGAAAAAATGCATAAATCGTAGGTGCAATAAAACATTTGATGATGATTTTAAATTTTGCCCCTACTGTGGTAAAAATCAAGAAATGAAAAAGAGGACCGCAAAGGCAAGAAGAACTAAGGGTACAGGCTCTATATACTGTAGGAAGGATACAAAGTCTAAACCTTGGGTGGCAATGAGTTCTATAACAGGAGAACAGAAATACATAGGTAGCTTTGCTACTAAAGTTGAAGCAGAAACTGCATTAAAAGATTATGAATACAATCCAATTACGGACTTTAATATTACATTAACACAACTTCATGAACAATGGATGAAACAACAATCATATAAATCACTATGCGATAGTACAAAATCGAATTATAAAACATCATGGGATAAGCTAATAACATTGCACAATATGAAATTCAGAGAACTAAGAACGGCAAACTTTCAAGCCGTTATAGATTTTTATTCATCAGCACACCACAAACGAGGTGTTGACGGTCAATTAATGTATGTAGGCAAGAACGGTAAAAACACCTATAAAAAGACTAACACACCTTTAGTAATCGAAGGCTTAAAATTCTCAGCACTTAACAAGGTTAAGTGTTTATTAACTTCAATGTATAAGTTTGCAATGATGAATGATATTGTTAATAAAGACTATGCAACTTATATTGAACTACCTGAGCCAAACGATATAAAGCGAACTAGATTTACAGATATGCAACTTCTCAAGGTTAAGCAGAGTATTGGTGTTATACCATATGCAGAATACATATATGCTCTATGTTACTTGAATTTTAGAGTATCAGAGTTCTTAGAGCTTACAACCGATAACTACATGGTAACAGAAACAGGAATACCAATCTTTGTAGCCGGTAAAAAGACAGATGCCGGAACAAACAGAATCGTGCCAATCCATCCCAACATACAAGGCATAGTTAAAGACTGTATTAGTAAAGGTGGTAAAACTATCTTCTGTGGTTCTGAAGGTGAACCATTAAACAAAGATAACTACCTAAAGTATTACTTTAGACCGGCTACAAGGCTTATGGGTTTACCGGATGATTTAACACCACATTCTTGCAGACGAACTTTCTCTACTCGAATGTCAGCAAGTGGTGCAAGAGAAGAAGACATTATTGCTTTAATGGGTCACACTAATTATGATGTAGATATTAAACACTACATTAACCAAGAAACAGAAACCCTTTACAAGGCTATTAAGCTTATGGCTTAATAGCCTTTTCTACATCAAAAATCTGTTGTTTATCTGTTGTATATCACATTAAATGACACGAAACAAAGAGAAACAAACAACAGTATATACAACAATACAAAAGTAAGAAAAATCCCATTAGCAAGTCGTTTTTAGCTTACTAATGGGATTTTAGAGTGGCTCCCCCAACTGGGCTCGAACCAGTGACATCATGATTAACAGTCATGCGCTCTACCGACTGAGCTATGGAGGAATATATAAA